TGTTGGCACAGAAGTATATGAAAGATTTGGCTGCTATGCGTAGTAATCCAGAGTATGCTAGCCAAGTACGTCAAGACCCAGACGCTCGTCCACTGATGAAAGACCGTAAAGGCAAAACAGAAGGTGATGCATTTGAACAAGCCATCATGGGTATTGGAGAAGCTGCTCCTGCCGATGAAAAGAAGATGGATAAAGAGCACAAGCACAGCAAACAAGAACATGAAGACGATAAGGAAATAGAAGAAGCAGCAAAGCCAGATTTCCTTGACGTGGACAAAGATGGCGACAAGAAAGAATCTTTCAAGAAAGCTGTCAAAGACAAGAAACACGCAAAACAAAACGAATCCGAGGAAACCCCCATGAGTAAGAAACAAATAGAAGAAATGCGTAAACTGGCTGGTTTGCCTCTGATGGAAAACTACATCTACGCCGCAGAAGAAGATGAAGAAGATACCACCGGCGAAACTGGTGACATGATTGACGAAATTGAAGCTGATCATGAAGGCATGGCTGCTGAAGGCGAACATCACGATGGTGAATACTCAGATGAAGCTGGCATGGCCAAAGACCAATTGACCAGTGCTGAACGTGCTGCTAGTGAATTGCATGACCTGCTAGACGCAGACGAAGACCTACCTGAATGGGTACAGGCCAAGATTACCAAAGCTGTGGATTATCTCAACATGGCTAATACTACCATGAAGAGCCGTCATGATCAGGGCGATGTACATAAGATGTCAGAAGCAGAAAAACCAGATCACATGGAAGAAGAAGAAGCTACTGACGAAGGCAATGAATTTACTGGCGCATTAGCAAAGGCTAAAGCTGAGCATAAACATGAATTTGAGGTGGATGGCAAGAAATATACTGTTAAAGAAGCTGAAATGAGTCGTGCAGCCAAAGGTCATGAAAAGTATGGTAAAGAAGGCATGAAAGCCCTTGCCAAAGCAGGTAAAGAAGGCCAAGATCTAGACAAAATTAGAGACAAGTACAACAAGTATGATGAAAGTGTAGGCGACAAAGATGACGCCGAAGAAAAGATGGACAGTGCCAAGAAAGCCAAACCAGACTTCCTGGACATGGACAAAGATGGCGACAAAGAAGAAAGCATGAAGAAGGCTGCCAAAGATAAAGAACAAAAGGTATCAGAAGATATTGCTTGGTTGCAGGCAGTTGCTGGTATCCGCGCAAAATAAGGAACAACAATGAGCGATTCACTGAAACTTTTAAAACAACTAGCGGGCTTAAACGAGATGGAGTCAGATCCAGGGCAATCAATTATGATGGTTTCTAGCCTAAAGACCAGCATGGAACATCTAGAGTCCATGGTCAATGGTGGCAAGGGCAATCCCATGCAGGTGATTGCCCAGATGGAAAACGCACTTAACATCCTCAAGCAACATTTTTCATCGGCTCCCAGATAAAAAGATAGACATCACCCAATAACTATAGTAAATTAGCAGCATGCCAAATACATGCTGTTTTTTTAATTTGACAAGTAACGATGCATCGTGTATAAATAGATATGTTAAACGGATGGTCCGTTTATCTTGGCATTATAGGCAAACTTAAGGAAAATTGAAAATGGCTTCATTGGCAGAAATTCGTGCAAAACTAGCACAACAAGAGAACCGCGCAGGCGGAAACAACGGCGGCGGTCGCGACAACGCAATTTACCCACATTGGAATATCCCAGAAGGTTCAACAGCACGTATCAGGTTTTTGCCTGATGGCGATGTTAAGAACGACTTCTTTTGGGTAGAACGTGCAATGATCCGCTTGCCATTCGCAGGCATCAAAGGTCAGGTGGGCAGCAAGCCTGTTACTATTAACATCCCATGCGTGGAGATGTGGAACGAAACATGCCCTATCCTCACAGAGGTACGCACATGGTTCAAGGACAAAAGTCTGGAAGACATGGGCAAGAAGTATTGGAAGAAGCGTAGCTATATCTTCCAGGGCTTTGTACGTGACAATCCACTTACAGAAGATACTACTCCTGAAAATCCCATCCGTCGCTTTGTGGTCAGCCCCAGCATCTATCCGCTGATTATTGCTGCTCTCAAGGATCCAGATATTGAAGAACTGCCCACTGATTATGATCGTGGTTTGGACTTTAGTGTCACAAAGACCAGTAAAGGACAGTATGCAGACTATGCTACCAGCAAGTGGGCTCGTAAAGAGTCAGCACTGACGCAGAGTGAACTGGCTGCTGTGGAAGCATATGGTTTGCATAACTTGTCAGAGTTCCTGCCCAAGAAGCCGGGTGATACTGAGCTGGCTATCATGAAGGAAATGTTTGAAGCATCAGTAGATGGTGCCACATATGACGAAGGTCGTTGGGGCCAGTACTTCAAACCAGCTGGCATGGGAAACAGCAGTGCAGATGTAGATGATACACCAGTACGGTCAGCACCAGTTGCTCGTCCTGCACCAGTGGCAGCACCAGTAGTGGAAAACAAGGCTGATCCGGCTCCTTGGAATAACGAGGATGATACTCCGGCTGCATCAGCACCAGTTACAACTGCTGTAAATGCTAGCTCAGGTGGACGCCGTGCAGAAGAAATTCTGGCAGCGATCAAAGCTCGTAAAACTTCCTAATTATATCAGCCAGGCAGATTGATTCTGCCTGGCACTTTCAGTTAAAATTCACAAGGAACAATCATGGCAAGCCGTCCATTCGACATAAGCAAATTTAGGAAAGATCTAACCAAAAGTATTGATGGTCTCAGCTTTGGGTACAACGACCCTACAGACTGGGTCAGCACAGGTAATTATACACTAAACTATTTGATTTCAGGTGACTTTTATCGTGGCATTCCGCTGGGTAAAGTCACAGTGTTTGCTGGTGAATCAGGTGCAGGCAAGAGCTACATCTGTTCAGGCAATATTGTTAAGAACGCACAAGAGCAGGGCATCTATGTGATCTTGATCGATAGTGAAAATGCACTTGATGAGGATTGGCTCAAAGCATTGGGTGTAGACACATCAGAAAATAAACTGTTAAAATTAAACATGGCTATGATTGATGATGTAGCTAAGACCATCAGTGAATTTATCAAGAGCTACAAAGCTATGCAAGTGGAAGACCGCCCTAAGATACTGTTTGTAATTGACAGTCTAGGCATGTTACTCACTCCCACAGATGTAAATCAGTTTGAAGCTGGTGACATGAAGGGTGATATGGGACGCAAGCCCAAAGCATTGACCAGCTTGGTTCGTAATACGGTTAACATGATCGGTAGTTTAAACATTGGCATTGTTGCCACTAACCACACTTATGCTAGCCAAGACATGTTTGATCCAGATGATAAGATTTCGGGCGGGCAGGGATTTATCTACGCATCTAGTATCGTAGTAGCCATGCGTAAACTGAAACTCAAAGAAGATGAGGATGGCAATAAAACCTCGGAAGTCAATGGAATCCGAGCAGCCTGTAAGGTTATGAAAACCAGGTACGCCAAGCCCTTTGAGAGTGTCCAAGTCAAGATACCTTACAGCACCGGCATGAGCCCGTATTCAGGGTTACTGGAAATGTTCGAGTCTCAGGGTATCTTGACCAAGGACGGCAACAAACTCAGCTACACAAGTCCAGTTACTGGCGAGATTATTAAAGAATTTCGTAAAGGTTGGACAGATGATAAATTAAACGTAGTGATGCAAGAGTATGCTGCTAAGTATGCCGAGCTTGGTAAGCCACAAGCACCGCAGGAATCAGAGGAAAAAACAGATGAGTGAAAGTGCAGAATTATTGGTACAATTTTGGTCAACAGTCAAAGAATATATACCAGCCAAAGACAGACAATTGGCAGCTGATCATGTCATCAATGAACTTGTTGAACTAGGAATTACTGATCAGGATCTGCAAGCATTAGCCACAGATCGTATCATGAATAACAGCATTGGCGAACATCTGGATATAGAGGAATCTGAAGAAGATTTTGATGAATGAGCACTTGGTATACCAAAGTAAGTCTGGATATTGGGCATCTGCCAGGTTTTATAGAGTATTATGAATCTGAGCTGAATAGAGCTAGAGCCGATGTCAGTGTCAGCGGTAACATTGAAAAGAATATCAGTGCATTACCTGGTATTACTGAGCACAGATTTAATCAGCTTCAAGAAATTGAAGCTGTTTTAAACTTCCTGAACATACAGTTGAGGAAGATCAGACGCAAACATTTTCAGAAATATCTGGAGCATTACAATCGTGTACTGACATCTAGGGATGCTGAAAAGTATGTGGATGGCGAAGATGAAGTCATCGAATATGAAACATTAATCAACGAAGTGTCACTATTACGCAACAGGTATTTGGGCATTATCAAAGGTCTGGACAGTAAACAGTGGCAAATGAGCAGTATTGTTAAACTTCGTGTGGCTGGCATGGAAGACATCAACTTGTAAGAATTGCTGATCATGCACTCGTTAAGCATAAATATACCAGACTGCTTGTTCAATGAGAACTATGTTTAAAGTAGTTGACAATTACATACGGAACCTTTATATTCAGTTTGTAATGTAAAATTAACAAAGAGGAAGAAAAAATGAAAAAGTATATCGCAGCAGCAATCCTTGCAGTGTCAGTAACCTCAGCATTTGCTGGTGATCTGCCAAGCAAGAAGACTACTCCAACACCTCCACCTAAGGTGGAAGCACCAGCTAGCTGGTACGTTGGTGTTAATGCTGGTGGTGCAGTAAAGTTGGATCGTACAGTAACTGACAACCCTGCCACCGTTGGCGGCGTGGTCGGCTACAAGTGGAGTCCAATGTTCGCAACTGAAATCACAGTCGATGAACAGTTCAAGAAAGCTAACCAGAAGGCACAAACTCGCGTTGTAGCTAATGGTGTTGTGACTCCATTCGGTAGTGTATTCGGCTTCAGCCCATATGCCCTAGCTGGTGTAGGCGTTCAGAATCACGATTTCCGTGATGGTGTGCGTGACAACAACAAGGCTATCTACAATGTAGGTGGTGGTGTAAAATACGCCATTGCTACGAACTGGGAAGCCGATGCTCGTTACCGTTGGGTCAATACTTTCAGTGATGGAAGTAAGATCCGTGACAACAGCATTGTTACTCTAGGTCTCAACTACAAGTTCTGATAACAACTTTGATGTTATTATGAAAAAGGTGGCTTAGGCTACCTTTTTTATTGACTTGACGTCAAAAATGTTATATACTGTTACGAAGTGTTATCAACAGAGGAATATACTATGAAATTCGTTACAGTTATGGATATGTGGCTGCTTATATTGAACATTGGGCTGCTAGGTGGATTGTTCTACTTTGGTCGTAAAGTATTGGCAACTCTAGCTCGTATTAGCACCATCAACGATCGCAGCATTAATATTCCTGAAAGATCACGTATTGTCAAGATGATAAACGCAGAACTTGACACACAAAAGCAGATGCTAAGTATGGGATCAGATCGTGATGTGCAAATGACCATAGATGTTCTGAACGAACTGCTTGACAAAATCAATCGTAAGTAGTATACTGTAAAACTGGGCTCTTAGCTCATCTGGGTAGAGCGATGCTTTTGCAAGGCATAGGTAGTCGGTTCGAGTCCGACAGAGTCCACCAAAATAACAGTTGACAATATCTGATCCCAGTGTATAGTGGTAATATAACCGCTAACAGATGGAGCATTTTATGAAAGAATCCGATCAGCAAGTTATGGAACGCATCGCAGAGCGTTTCGATATCCTGGAAGACATGGCACAAGCTGTCAAAGAAGGCGATGTTCGTGCCATGATCGTAGTAGGCCCTCCAGGCGTGGGCAAGAGCTACGGTGTACAGCGTAAACTGGAAGAATCCAGCCTGCTAGATGAAGTTGCTGGTAAGATCAAATACCAGGTAGTCAAAGGTGCAATGACTGCCCTGGGGCTGTATGCCAAGCTGTATGAGTACAGCGATAAAGGCTCAGTATTGGTGTTCGACGATTGCGACACTGTGCTCATGGACGAGCTGAGCCTTAACATTCTCAAAGCTGCCCTGGACTCAGGCAAGAAACGTACCATCCACTGGAACGCAGATAGCAACCTGTTACACCGTGCAGGAATTCCCAACCACTTTGACTTTAAAGGTGGTGTGATCTTTATCACTAACGTCAAGTTTGAGAACATCCGCAGCAAGAAATTGCAAGATCATCTGAGTGCTTTGCAGAGCCGTTGTCACTATGTGGACTTGACATTGGACACTGAACGCGATAAATATCTGCGTATCAAACAGATTGCACAGAGTGGGCAACTGTTCAATGATTATGATTTATCAGATCAGGAACAGCACGAGATTTTG